GTGCCTTGGTTTTTTATGCATTTTTACGTGTTCCAGGCGAGGGCACTCGTCTACGAGCAAGGCATGGGGCAGTGAGCCCCATACCCCCGCCGGGCACGGATAGTGGGTTCGGGTGTTTCACCCGTGATGGTGATGTTGTTTTTGGTTTTTCAGTTTTATATTGTTTTTGGTCTTTCAGTTTTATAGTTTTGTATTTGTTTATTGATTGTTGGAGAGTAGGAGAAGAAAGGCACTTAAGCCGACTCTTCTCCAAGCGACATCCAACGGAGGGACAAGGTCAGCGTGCCACTAGGGCTTGGATGGGTCCAATCGGTGGCACAATACCACATTCCATCATTCAGAGCAGTTCCCGCAGGGTATATGCTACTCAGGGGGGCCTTGGCAGAGGCAAGATCCGCAAACACATAACCGAACGCATCCGTTGCGTCGCCGTTGAGATAATCATCACCGACAAATCGTATGTAGATCGCTCTGCCAGACAGGCCACTCGTTGCATCCACCAACGGACGCGCAGTGGGATCACTACGGGTCGCATATGACAGGCCAGATGCGGTGAAGCCGGCATCACCCTCCTCGATAACACCATAAGCGAGGTAATCTGAAATATTTGGAACGGTTATGCCATCCGGGAGATCAGCAGTTGCTAGATACAAACCAGTAGAATCGTCAACACCGACTCTAATAACGACAGGCTCGCCGGCTGTCGGGAGCCAGGTGGAGAGCGCCCCATATTCCAACGTGAGGTTCCCCGAGAGCGCCAATGGTACTTCCTGATCTAAAATGGGCTGACTGAATTCAAAATCCCACTCACACATCAGAGTGCCGAGAGTTTGAATTTCAGCGGACCCGAAGTCCATGGAAGTAGCGGCCCCACACATAACAATGCCCTGGACCTCCATACGGAAGTCCCCGGATTCATTGTCCTCGTAGGCCACCATGGTGCGTTCTGGGGCCACCTCAAGCGATGATGGACGCCAAATCGTATTGACAACCACATCCTCCAGTTGGGTCAAGTGCTGATAAAAACTAGCGCCATACTGATCCGTAGGTAGGCCTATATCGTTGAAGGAGGCTATATAAATCTCTCCTTTCTCGGCCGTGGACTCATTAGGAACAAACCAAACATGGAGCTTGTGACATAGGACGTGCTGGAATTGTTGAGCGAGCAACTCTGGACGACCACCCATAGCTGTGGGGGATATGAGATGGAGGCCGCCAGCAAACGTTGCACCAACTTGCATGGTGCCTGTGCTGGGGGTCGTGAGCGTACCCAAGACCTGCCGTCCGTGACTACGGACCTTAGTGGCAGCGCCGTGGGTCTCACGAAACTCGTGGAAGCCTCCTGTGTTAAACTCAACCCCAAACGCAACTGGCGCTGCGGTCATCTCATAGGGCTGGGATAACCGGTCCCGACGGAGACGGGGGTAACGGGCAACTGATCGCTCATAATCCTTAACACTCGTATGGAGCTGGACCGGGTACTCAAAGGTGCCCTGTCGGACGAACATACGGTCAGGCTGGTCACCAACTGGGAGGACCACGCCATCGACCTGGCGTCCTACTCGGACTCCCGATTTTGCGGCCCACTCTTTCAGAGCAGATTTAGGAGGCCTAGAGCTGATCCGGGATCTAGTCCCAGGTCGGAAAGAATCATCTTTCCTCCCTGGTACAGATCGCTGGCGATCTCCTTGATGGTCTCCCACACCCCGGGTTCGGACTTGGGACTTTGAGCCTTGCGCTCCAGAGATTGCAACAGCTGCTCGAAGGACTGAACTTCCCGCCGCTCCTTTGCGGTCAATGATTTTAGAGAGAGCTGGGTAGCTGGCGCGGAACTTGCGCTCCGCTTGCGTTTGCCTTCCTTGTTGGTTCGCTTGCCTCCTCGTTTTGCCATTCATTATTTTCGATGGCCCCGGTCCGCTCGGGGCTACTTCTAAGGATGGTTACTGTTTATCTAACAAACTATTCTAGCGGCCAGCACCACCTGCGGGTGAAACGGGGAGGGACCCCGCACCATACTATCATAGGCGCGGGGTGGTCTAGGCAATTTTACCCATCAGCGGGCTGAGGATCATCGTCCTCGTCCGCGGATTCTTGGGCGTCGGTTATGCCATCCGACTCTGCGGTCGCGCCGCCCGATTTCTCGGCTGTGGCGCCCGGCTTTGGCACTGACCGTATGAGGGGTTTGACCATTCCCTCAATCTTATCGATCAGGTTGCGCACCCGTATGGCTTCGCGCGCTATCGCGACGCCCACGGGGCGATCGGCATACATGTTGATCCAAAACAACTCAAATTGATCAAACATGCAGCCGCAGGGTATTTCCTGCAACCCACCCAATTTACGTTGTCCTGTTATTGAGTGGGCCAAGATAGCCCTGTCATTGTTTAGGGTGGCCATGCGTCGCAGATATTCCTCCTTATCCGGCAACGTTGCCTGAAACCAGCGCTTCGGAAACTTGGCAGGCACGGGCGTATCGCGGTCGAACCAGTAAAGTGAGCACTCACCAGTAGTCCGCCTAGCCCATGGCTGTGCCACTAGGGAGTAGTATCCGTTCTCTGATACCCAACGGAAGGGGAATTTCGTTTCCTTCCGTATGTATGGCCACCTGAGTTTCAGCCTGGCCATGAGGGGGCGGATTGTCCGGACAAGCTGGTCGGCTAGATCATTGTCTGCCTTGACCATCCTCTCGTCAATGGCGTTCTTCTTGGTAAGGGAGCGCAAATCAATGTGAAGTGCTACCGACGCATCACCGACCAATTGGCGGAGCAGGTCTGGTGTAGCGGGAACCGGTAGGACATTTATCCCTAAGATCGAGTCACATTGATCAACATCGGCTCGCGGGTCAATAAAGTACGCCGCTGAGAAGAACTGGCGGGTGGAATAGAGGCTCTTATAGAACCTCACAGACTTGTCCGGCCCATCGGGTTGAGAAGCATGTCCCACATACACAAACACCCTATCCCGCTTCGGCACATCGGCCATGACGGCTTCAGCTATGGCGTAGGTCGCTAACTCAGCAAGCCTATTCTTTCGCCCACCGAACACGGGAAGCCCGTGCCCTGTATCCCTGACGTCATACTCTCTCAGTGACCGGAACCTCAGGAACAGGGAATCACAGACGTCGAGTGGCCCTTTAGCAGGGGTAGCAACGCTGTGTACGGGAAGGGGTTTGCCTTCCGAAAGCACGACATCATTGTCGTTGATCAGAAGAACTGGCCCATCACTTCTCATGCCAAAATTGGCCCCCAACAACACAGGTGGTAGCAGCAAGTACTCTCTAATGAGGTCGCCGCTCTCGGTTATGGGTTTCACGTCTATGGCCGCCAGATGCTGGCGCAGATTGTCCATGTCAATCGTAACCACGCCTGCTTCCTCGGCCTCCGCACAGAATATGTCCCACATCCAGTCCTCCTGTTTGTTGGTGAACTGGTTCTCGCGGGACGTTCTTGCGAACCACGACGTGCCCGACAAATCCTGCTCTCGAGGCTCACCGCTTAACCAGGCCACCAGTTTCCCCTCGTACGCATCGGGGTTGTGCTTGGCCTCGCGGTAAAGTGAAGTCTCAAAGGATTGGAACAGCGTAGAAAAAAGCGGGCTGTTCCCATCGAGCAGGTTACGAGAAGCATACTTCGCGTATAGCATCTCCTCGTCACTCAACGCACTCTTCGTGCGCGAGGTTAGGCCATCTAGGGCCCTAAGTGGGGCTGACATGGAATTGCCATCCCCTAGGTGTAAGTAAGGTCCGAACACCCGGTTGAGAAAGTCATGACCAGACTTGCCCGCCGGCACCTCAGTGAGCTTGAGCTTCAAACCAAGCTGAGAATAAGCCCACTCAAGCCCCTGTTCCTCTGTGCCTTGCTTGCCCTGCAGATCATCAGGCTCAATCATGGCTGCCATGGACCCGTCGTCCCCAGCAGCCAGAGTCCTTGTCTGCAAGGCCCGCCATGCGCTCTCAGCGGAATGGCCCGTCCAGCGATACGCCAGATACATGGCCAGCTTGGTGAAGAGCGAGTTGAACAATGACGTCCAAGGCGTGCCAGACAGTCGAGAGGTGCCAGTGAACCACTGCACGCCCTCCTTGGTCTTCGCTGTGACGTTACGGAGTGTCATGGCAAGATCAAGGAGGCGCTGGTCCCCCGGAAAACACCCAGTCAAAATCATGTCCTCAAACTGTCGCAAGAATAGGGTTATAGTGCCATCCATACGACTAGCATCGACGCCCAAGTGGCGTCGCGCTCCGTTATGCACTCTCCCCATTGCTTCTGACAGCTCGCGTGGATTATACCTGAACGCGTAGGAAATGATAGAGGATGCCTTTAGGGCTTGCGCCATGGCGTAAACATAGCGCGAAAACTCCATCTTCTCGGGGCCTGGTAGAGGCGTGATATTGCGCGGGTCGGAATCAGTCTTCTCAGCTTTCTGAAAACTGACGATCCTCGGTGGCCCAAATCCGTCTCCGTCCAAAGCAGTCGGAATGACAGCAGCGTCTTCCAGAATGGCGCGCTGCGTTGGCTTGGGCTGACGTTCATAGACCTCGTCGTGATCCACGGGCCGGAGGGTTTCGTTGCCATTCAACAACATGGTCACTACGCGCCCAGCAAACTCCGAAGTGAACTTGCGAGTGCGCGCCTCGATCTTGGCCCCACCCCTCACAGGTCTAGGACGCATGATCCGCGCGCGTACGCAGCCCTCGTCGGAGCTATAGCTACTCGTTGGCACCCGTGTCCTCGCGTTGTCGAAGAACGAATTGGCGAACTGCTCCATAGCCACAGATGACTCAATGGTTTCCACAGCGAGCGAGCCCAATGGCTCCATGGACGCTATGTGCCTGTGAACCGCTCCTTGAACCGCAGTCGCCGCGACTGCCGCGCCTGAGGCTTGAAAGCTTCTGGCTGCAGCCGTGTTGGCGAAAATGGTCTCGTTAAGGGTGGCACGCGTCGCCCATGTGGTTGGCATCTTGCCCGCGATCTCCGCGGCATCCGCCAACTCATCGACCCGGCCCCTATCAGCGTTGACGGCATTGTAATTGCCTGGTTTGCACACAGACAATCGCAGCCCATCCTGAGTTTGAGTCTCAATGCTAATGAAGCCCCCACTCGCCGGCGAAAATCTCTTCAACGGAGCGGATCCTACTAGATAGTCCGCGGCGAAGATTCGCAATGCCGAGAGGAGGCTAGGGGTTATGACTCGCGTGGGGCACAATATGATCATCGCCCATGGGCAATCATCCACAAGCCGCCTTACTTCCACGTCATAGGCCACGTGGCAGCCAGCTTCCGAGACGGTGAGACTTTTTCCGCATCCCCGGGATTGATAGTCCCAGAGTGCGTGTGAATACACCGCGCCGCCCGACACACTCATATGAAGAGTCTGGTCCTCATTAAACGTATACCCGATTTCTCCGCCCATCGCACATGGGTCGGAGGCGCTGGTGGGACAAAAAGTCCACAGCAAAACTGGGCACGGGCCGCTGGGCATGGTCGCCAAGAGAGACAAGAAGCGGGGCATGTCCATATAATAATCAACGTCAACCATAGTGACTAGATCAGCGTCTAGCTCATCTACCCTGGCCAGGGTGGACAGGTCAGGCACACTGTGCCCTGCCCGGTCGCCCGTATGGCCGGATAAATATTCACTTACCGACATCGATTGTTTGAACACGCGCTCTTGTGGGATATTATGACTCTGTCTAAAGTCATTAATAAAGACATTGGCAACGGCTCTGGCTCCTGCGGAACGTTTATGTGAGTGTGTGCTAGACAACACGGGCTCAATCGTGTGCTGCCTGGCGAAGCTCTTGCGGAGGACACGCGATCCCCCGACTGGTTTCCCCCACGCCCAGTTGACTAAGCGCGCGCGTATCTTGGCCTTGAGAGACCACAAAAAGGCCCCCCTGGACAGAACGAGCATGTAAGTCATATAAAGGCCTAGTGTGAACGCGCCACAAAGAGAGAGTGCCTTGACGGAGAATCTAAACAAATCGAAGAACAGTGATCGCCAGGTGACCATCCACGGGTCGTGGTAGCCAAAACTGAGAATGTACGTCTGCATTTTAGAAGCCTCCTCAAAGTACCAAATTACATGTTCAACCATGTTTGGTACCGAGCACCATCCCAAGAGCGTGCACGCGTAAGAAGTATCTGGATGCGCTGCTAAACCACGGTTTGCCAGAGCGGCCAAACCCGTATACCACAACGTGGTGGGGCCGGCAAGCAAAAGAGCGAGGACCACATGGAAAGCTACAACAGCGAGGCCGTAATACAGCCCGTATGCACCCAGAAACGCAACTAACGCGACCGTTAAGATGAGGTGGATGAGAGAGAGAGTGAGAAAATAAATCATTTCCCG